CCAGACCAATCGACAATAATTAAATAATCGATGTTTACTCCTCCACTATCTAAAACAGTTGCAACTCCATGAACAGAAGCACCAATACCCAAATCAATAGGAATAACAGCCCAAGTTGAAGGAAGGTCACCATTATCAGCTATTGCATAAGTTCGAGTTTTCTTAAAAGAATAAAAAATATCTCTAAATTCTGAACCATTAGTCAATGGATTTCCATCAAGAGGAACTATAGAGAAACCATCAACTTGATCAAATGCTTCAGGTTCTCCAGGAGAAGAAAATCTAACTACTGAAATATCATCAAAAGATGCCCAGAGCGCCATTCGTCCATTATATGTTCCTAATCCTACCCCTGCTGGAATCTGAGCAAAGTTATCAATTAAGTAACTTGCATCCTCTAATAAATCAGCATCATAAAATGAAACAGTTAATTCAGTAGTTACATTATCCTCAATTGTTCCGTCTGGAATAAAGAAAAATTGATAAGCAAATTGACCTGCTAAATTATTACCATTGAAATTATTAATAGCTTTAGTCGCTACTAAATGCCTTCGTATTATAAAGCCATTAGGTGATACTGGAATTCCTGCTACATCAATAGCTTTATTAAGATTGACAAAAGACTGAACAGCAAAAAACTCAGGGCCAGGTGCAGTAAGATAACCTGTATCGGTTTCATATACTACTCCAATTACATGAAGTCCTAAGTCACAATATCCATCAGTCTCACTATTAGCAGCAGTTATCCCGCCACTAGTAGGATTAGGAAGAACCCCAGGAACGAATGCAGTAATAAGATCAACATCAGCAATATTAAGAATCGTGCTTACATCGACATTACTAGGAATAGTCTTGACTAGATAAAATATGTAACTACTCGTATCAGGATCCCAATCTTCTGGATCAATAGATCGGGTCATCCACATTTTACGTTCAGTTACTCCAGGTTCAGCAGTTACATGAATATTATTAACGATTACTTGTTTATCTCCNGGAGCATATAAGACTGCTCTAATAGTAGGACCGATTCCAATAGAATCATTAACCCCATCACTATAAGTGAATCCAATAACATGAATTCCTTTTCCAACTACTCCATCAATAGTTGAATTGAAAGCAATTAGAGGAATATCATCCTCATCATTCTCTGGAGGATCACCTCCTGCTAATCTAGCAGCAGTTCCATCCCCTCTGTAAACATAGAGAAATTCATCCTCTAATCCTTTTTGGTAATTATATCCATTATCATCAACGAATGTAGTAAAAGGAGTAATATAAGCTCTACCCGCCCATCCCTGAAATCCAAAATCGGTCATTCCAGATATAGATAAAATTGGACCATAAACAGTATTACTGCCATCTAATAAAGCATGCCAAATATTACCATCAGTATCTAATAATAGTAAACTTTCACCTGTTTGCATTATATAATTATAAATTCTTAGAACATTACCCTTAGCAATTAAAGTATCTAATCCATCTCTAGTTTCAAACCCTGATTCAAAATGCTGAACATTTTCACTATCTATAAAATGATCAATAGGGACACTATCAGCATCTCCTCTAATCCAGAGGCCATTGAATTCCTCTAATACAGTTTCTTGATGATCTCTAATCATTTTCTCTTGAATAGTCGCTTAATCAACCAAATAAATAACTGGAGAGGAGTTCCGATATTCATTAACTCCTCTCCAATTCTAAATCAACTAAGCAGGAATACCAAAGTCAATTGCATCGGTAAGATAGTTGACCCAGATATCCGTTGCATTACCAGTATAACCGCCAGCAGGATCAAATCCAGCATTGTCAACACTGAAGAAATTGAATAACACCATATTCCTCAGTCCAGTATTGCCAGTAGCTAGATTAATCGTTTCAGTAGTCATAGCAGAGAAGCTATTATGCTCTATTCTACTATCAACCCATGCACCAATTATTCCATTAACATTAGGAAGAAATCGATTATTCCTAACTGTCCATCGCTGAGGGATTCTAATACCTTGATTAGTAACTCTAATCGCAGCGCCTCCAGCACCCGTCATATCCTCGAATGAGCAGTCTTCAATTAGGACATTTGATGCGCCGCCATAGTCCTCTAGTCCAATAAATCCCCCACCTAATCTACATCCTCTTAATGTTAAATGCGAACCATCAGGATAAGTTGCAGTTTCCTCACAGTGCATCTTGATGCAAGCATCATCAGTAGGACCATTGAAAAAGATATTCTCAAAAGTCCAACCCTGTTCTCTTACTTCAATTAATGGAGTAGTAGCAGCTGGAGAGGTAGGAGCGAGCCAAGTAGCACCGCCGCCAGTAGGAACTCCAGCATTAGTAGCCTGTCGTGGTCTATTAGCAGCGCCTAATACTGTAACATCAAATACTCCTAATGGAGCAATTGCTTGTTCTCTAAGAACTCCTGATAGATAGATTAAATCTCGACTAGCAAGATTAGGAGCTAAATCAGTAAAAGTAGTAAATGATCCTCTAGGCCCACCACCTTGAGGAAATAAATACCATACTTTATTAATCTGGCCAAAACTCCGTAAAGTCGCTACTCGATTTTCCTGTTGGAGTTGCCTCCAGTAACCTAATTGAGTCATCTTATTCTCCAGTCATTTATTGACCAGTTCTTTCTCATAGAAAAAGAACCAGAGATTAGTAAATCGATCGCTGCTTATATGCTGCTCTAAATGGCCTTCGTCTAGTGGAAATAGATTGCCTTCCTTTCGTATTAATTCCTAATGATCTCTCTAATGAAAGAATAGCATAAGCATTCAATTCATCAGATCGCGTTTTATTCTCTCCAATAAAATTAGCTGCAAAAGCTGCCATTCTATTAGTAAGAAAACCCTGAACATTTAATATTGGAATATCCGTCCCGATAGCTCCTATTGCAATTCTGCTTAGAATCGATTTAACATAGTCAATCTTAAGATCAATATCAGTATTAGCTTCTGGTAATCTAATTTCTTGATCGATCCAGGAAAAGACTAGAAATTGACTTATAACTTCTCCATCAATATAATGAGGGAGGAAATCTTTCTTAATTAATGGACTCCAAGCATCTTGGCCCTCTGGACTCTCCCATAATTGTCTAATATCTATTAAATCGCTCGGTAATGCTGGAGTCGTTGCAAATCCAATTACCGTAGTTCCAGTTAGGACATTAAGAGTCGAGCTTACTTCATTAGTTACCGGAACATTATTCAACTCGAATATTTCCTGCAATTCCTGAATCGCCATGTTATAGAATGGCAATAGAACTGTAGGAGTAAAGACAGACGCAGCAGTATCGTTTAATAATGCCGCTGCATCTGCCATCATTACAGTAGGAGTCATATTAGAATAACCGATCTAATCTCTGAAATGATCGCTTTGCATCTGATAATCTACTATAAGTTAGAGTAGATCTACAGAATGCGTTACCATGAGAATCAATTACTTCCCAGGCCCATCGCCCGCTTATTTGATAGTAGTGAACTTTCATAAATTACTTTGCAAAAGTTAGGTTAAGTAGCTTAGCCTTATCAGGATCAACAATAGCCTTGCACGATTGACAAATAGGATAGCCTGGATCTCGTAAATTTCCACAAGCAACACACTTAACTAATGCAACAGATTGAAAATCCTTAATCCAAGGCTTCTCAACTAACCCTAATTCTTGTGCAGCATATCGCATATCATCAGAAATTGAAAAAGAATTACCATTCGTTCGAGCCCAGAGAGAATCAGCTAATCTAACTAATCTCTCATACCAATTTCTCTGAAGTCTATTAGCTAAATCTAACCTAACTTTATAATTCTTCTTAAGATCATCAAGAGTTATCTCTCCAGGAATAAAGAAAATTCCTGGAACTCTTTCACCTGGTGATGCCTCCAGAACAGTATTACAATAATCCTTAACAATAGATTCAGCTACTTGAATCGCTGAGACCGGAATTTCCAATACAGGCGACTTATCATCGAAATCCCTAAACCATGAAGATGGTCCAATAACTACTAATGAAGGCTTATCATAACTTCCAGCAGGAATCTTCCATCTTCCTGGGAATAAAGTATGCTTAACTTCATTTAGTTCTTTATGATAAATTGAAACGATAGTAGATTTATCAAGAGGATTAACTGATCCTCGAATTATCTTACGAGCGAAAGTTGGAAAAGTTGCAGTAGCCATTTCAATTTACCTCATTCTTGTGGTTGACTGGAAGAACCATTTTTTCATAGTTACTTGGCACTACAATGCCCCCATGATATGCCAGTCCATCAGTTATCTTACTTTCATTACCGAATAATTCTTCCTCAAGTTCCTTCAATTTTTCATTTCTAACCTCGAGTGCTATTTTAGGATCTACTAAATCTTCTCTTGGATCTACATACTTTCTTCCGACTGATTTAGCAGATGCAGAATAGACTGTATCAATAATAATTTTAATTGCATTCCAAGCTGGAATTAATGGATTATTATTAGCATCTCTAAAAGTCCAAACAGGCTCATATGAAGTTTTTTCTGTTAAATCCGAATTTACTCCATCAGGAACCTCTAGTAATCTTTCAAGAACATAACATGGAGGATTAATCCATTGTCTATACTTAGGAACTTCTCGAACTTCAGTAACTGATCGAATTAAAAATCCCTCAGAAGTTCTATCCTCAAAAGTCCCATGTCTTTTCTCTAATTCATCATGAGAGAATACAAGGCGCCAGTTAGGTCTATTGTCTAGATAGCGTCCAAATAGACTATCTAATCTAGCATTAATTGTTTCTATTTTCTCGATTATCATTGTCTTAAATTATGCGTTTAATTAAGGATATGCGCA